GCGCTCCACCGCAGTCGCCGCGGTCTCCTCCTCGCCGCGCGCCTTCGCGAGCGCCGACGCTGACTTAGCAACCTGTGCGTGCGCCTCCTGCAGGGCCGCACCAGTGTTGGCGGCCTCCTGACGCAGGCGCGCCGTGGACTTGCCCAGCGGGTCAGCGATCGCGTTAACGAGGTCCTTACCCGAGGCAGAGACCTGTTCCTTGAACTTCTCCGCGTACTTCTTGCCAGCATCGCCAGCCACCTGGGGAATCTGCGCGGCCGTCGCGGTCTCGATGCTCTTGAAAAAGCCCTTCATCGAGGGGACGACATCGACGTAGACCGTTCCGGCCTGATAGACGCCAGACACGCAGACCTCCTGCAGGTAGTAGTTATTCAGTTTTCTTGAGGACTCCACCCCGGCATGAGAGCCGCGAGCGCCCGGCGCGCGTTGGCGTCTCGGACTTCTGTTCGTGCTTCGTCGAGTGCGATCTCGGTGAGGCTCTCAGGCCTGGGGTAGGTTTCCTTGCCCCCGAAGGCGGCGACGAGCAGGTCGAAAATGTCCTGCATGACTCTCACCTCGGGGGTTTGGGCGCGTAGCTGCGCCTCCGTCGAGTCGTCGTCCTCGGCTTCGGCCAGCGCGCGAGCGGTTTCTAGCGCGACATCAGGATCATTGAGCATGGCCGCTACCGTCCTACTCGTCGACGGGAGCGCGTCAATTAGCGTGAGCAGGAACCGGTACCGGCGGGCGCGGAACAGGGCGTATACGTCCCAGCCCTGCTCCGCTAAATCCGCAACGATCTGCCTCTCGTACCGTGTCAGGCGGTCGTAGAGGCTCGCCCTTCCCCCGCATTCCCTAGCGACGCCTCGTAATGCTCAGAGGCAGCCTTGATGAGGAGGACCATCTGGCGGAGATTCAGGCGTTTGAGAACGATCTCCGCGTCCTCTTCGCTGAGCCAGCTATTGATAATCTCCGTGGCTCGTGTTCCTCCGGATAGGGCGGTCAGGAGTTCCTCACCCTCTTCGGGGCTGAGGCCCAGCGGGTCCGGGAACTTGATGATCTTGTCGGCGAGGCCAAACGTAAACGGCGTTGCCTCCGCCGCGCCGTCCAGCTTGTTCAAGGCCGCGAGAGTCAGGGTCGGCGTGATCTTGTCGGACATTTTGTGTTCTCCTTTGTGACGGTTTTCAGTTGTTGTTGCGGGGCTTGGTGCTGGCGGGGGGTTCGGGCAGCGTCGCCAGCGTCTTTTCTGCCCATCCCTGGGCAAGCAGGGTCACCGCGTCTGCCGCGTCGTCGGTGGTGCGCTCGAGCACGACCTTTTCCCCGTCTGCCGTGGTGATTTCCTTCTGGAATGTCTTCGTCTTCATGCCTATTGCCTTCTCATGTATGTGTACCCCGCGGGGGGTGGGGGGGCGGGGCGGGGGGGAGACCCGCCCCAGCCGTGCCCGCAGCTCATGCTGCCTCGAATCCCGTGATGTCCCGGTGCTTGAGCATCGCGGACCCGCCGTAGTAGTTACGGCAAGCGGTTCCTGCGGTCTCGTCTGCGAACGCCTTGAACTCCAAGTCCCCGGTGATGGGGTCCGTGGCCTTCAGGGGGATCGTCGGCATGGAGACGAGCTTGGCCCTGGTGAAGCACCAGCCCATCAACCACTCGTCATCTGCGGGACCATCCGCCGCGATGATCAGGAGGCGCTTCTCGGGGATCGCAGGGAGGAGCGGGTCATCAAAGACCACTTCTCCCGTGGTCGCGTTCGCCTTGACCTGCGAGAGGTCAATGCCGTGCGTCAAGGAGAGCATCTCCTTGCGGAAAAGCTCAAAAATGTTGAGCTTAATCGTCTTTGTGGCTTTTGTGAGGTCAGAGCGGACCGGCTCGGCATACCCCAGGCCGTCGACGTCGTCCACGGTCACATCGGGCGTGATTTCACCACCATCGGTGGTGAAAATGCCCAGGGGCGTCCACTCCGCCGGGATCTCCTTCAAAGCGCCCCCAGCATCCGTCAGTGCATCCGGGACAGCCGCGGTAAGCGGTGCAACGAACGCCAGGACATTAAGCGCCTTGCGCACGTTCTTCGACTTGTTGTGCTTCTTCTTCAGAGCCTCAATGGTCGTGTTAGCCATATCAGCCCTCCTTCCAAATCAGTGGTTAGTCGGTGGGCCTGTGAGTGGCGTCAACGCTGAGGCCCACCACCTCAACGACGCCATACGCGGCGCGAACGCCCAGCCGCGATGACACGTCGACCGTGTCAACCCACCCAGACGCCCCCACCACAGGACGATCAGACAACACATCCGCGATCTGGTCCGCGAGCGCCTCCGCGCCGACGCCGCCGTGACCCGTGGGGGTCTTGGCGTACACGTCGACGGCGATCGAGGAGACACGCTCGTAATCGAGGTCCTGGCTCTGGATCGCGTAGACGTGGACGAGTGGCATCGGCCAGGTGTCCGGGAGGCTTCCCTCCTGGAGTACTCGCACCGTCTTGATCCCCGTCGCCCGGGTGATCGCGTCCCGGAGTACTTGGACGGGATCCGTGTACGTCATGTGCGGCCCCTTCTCGCGCTCCGTGAGCCTGCGAGTTTCCCGAGCGTGTGCTGGGCCGGGACGCGGCGCCCGTCTTTGGTGAAGTGCCCGAACTCGACGGGCACTGCGTGCGTGGCATCATTGGTGACTCGGCCTGCAGCTCTGCGTGACGTGCCGTTTCGGCGCGTCGGCACTTCCGCCATCACGGCCTCGACCTTGTACGACTCCGCGAGCACGCGGTCCCGTTTCGGGGCCGCTGCTGCTGCCGCCGCGCGCACCGCTTCGGCTTCACTGACCATCGCCCTGCCCATGGCCTCCGATTGCATGAGGGCTTCAATCGAGAGGCTGTTTCGCACGAATTTGACAGTCATTTCACCTCCGTGAGATCACGACAGCAGTGCCGCGCGGCCACGGCGAGGACGGTTCCTCCACCGTCCATGTCCCGCCGAGAGGATGCTCAGCCGGGACGCGGATGACGTCACCGACGCTCAGCGTCACTCCCCGAGGCAGGTAAAGCGTCGCGGTCTCGTCGGCCCGCTGCGAGGCTGCCTGATCGAGCAAGCCCGGCACCGTGAACTGCCCCGGGGCGATCAAGCACCCCGCGATGAGGCGAGACGCAGACTCCTCGACGAGGTAACCGTCCTCATCGCGGCGGACGCGCCCCTCGACCTGAATCGGGGTTTTCCACTCCTCCATCACCTCAGGCACCCCCCATCACCCACACGTGCCCGGCGCGGCGCGGACGATACGAGTCCGCGAGCGCCTGGTCGTCGGGGGAGAGGAGAGCCTGCCCGCCCACCGCCCAGGTGGCGTACTGCCTGGTCTGGGTGAACGGTCCCGTTGTCTCTGTCGCTTGAGTTGCCCCTTGGGCTGCGGCGTCAGGGATGAGGAGGACCCGGCGTACGCTGTCCGCGAGTTGGAGTCTCACCGCTACGGGGACCTCGGTGAGCCCCGCCGTGTAGGTGACGACCACGAACTCACTGCACCACGCTCGCACGAAGAGAAACCCATGCCGCTTCTCGTACGCGACGGGCGCCCCCTCGTCAGTGAATACGGCGAGCACCTCCACCAGAGGCGCCCGGGTGGGGAACACCCGGCCACCGGCGTCCACCTTCAAGCGGTGTACATACGTCTCGACCGTGAAGGACTGACGCGCACGCTGCCTGAATGCCTCAGAGAGTTTGTCCGCGACGAAGAGAGCGCGAGGCTTCTCCTCGTCGCTGAGCGTACGCCCGAGGGCCGCCTCGATGTCCTCGATGTCGACGAGAGGTGCGCTCATGTTCGCACTTCCTTTACTTCTTGGACTTCTTGGCGGGCTCCTGCTCAGGCGGTTCACTGTCGGGCACGGCCTCCTCGAGGATGCCCGCCGTGATCATTGCCGTGGCGACCTCGTCCGCGAGCTCAAACTCGATCCCGTTGTCTCCCTTGACCTTCATCACGAGGCCTTGAAGACCTGAACTGCCTTGGGGCGCAGGACTGCGCCGCCGTAGACGTGCAGGCCGCGGACTCGATCCGCGAAGGTCTGTTCCGCACGCATGCTCTCGGTCTTCTCGACCTGGGACACGTAGGCCACGGACGGCTTGTGGAAGCCGATCGCCATGGGCTTCGTGTTATCGAGCCAGGGGCTCGTGACCACGTCGAAGCCCAGGAGACGACCGATAGCCGCCTCGCGGAGACCAATGGTCATGTTCGACTTGTCGAAGCTGGTGAGCTTCGACCCGTCAGAGAGGAGGAACTCCTCGAAGGCCGCGTTGATCAGGAGCACGCGGTCCATTGCGGGCACCTTCTCGGCCGAGAGCTTGCCGCGCAGCTTCAGGATCGCGGCGTAGGCTGTTTCCCAGTTCGTCGGGTTCGCGATGCCCGTCACCGCTGTGCCCTTTGATGCCAGCATCGCGGTCAGGAAGGTCTCCGCGTCTTCAACGAGTGCCGCCGCCGCCGACTTGGTGTAGGCGTCGAGAGACTGGTTCGCCTGCGCGGCGTCGATGTCGTCGACCAGGAAGTCGAACGCCTTCTCCTGGTCAATGGTGATCTCGATGCCCGTGGACTCCACGGCATCGGGGATGGTCGTGCGCGGCACCTTAGCACCGCCGGTCCCAGTGACTGCGCCGGTCTTGTAGTCCTTGGCCTTGATATCCACAATCCCGGGGATGTGAATCTTCGAGCCCGCGGTGAAGGCCTTCTCGTATTCACGGTTGGCCATTCCGACGAGTACCGTGTCACGACGGAAGTTTTCAAGGATACTGGCCGACCACAGCTCCGGAATGAAGTGCTGCAGAGTCATTTTCTGTCCTTTCTTGGCCCGCTTATGCGATGCCCATGATGTTGTTCAGTTGCCCGTCCTTACGGGCCTTGATGATCTCTGAGGGAGACATCTTCTTGAGGTCTTCCCGGGTGAGCTGTCTTGCAGCCCTGATCTCGTCGCCACGAACTCCCGCGTCCGTCGCTGGAGCCCCCTTGGGGACCTGCGCGGCTCGCCATGCCAGGAGACGCTCAGCAGATGCCCTCAGCTCCTCCTCTGACGAGCCAGACAGCAGGTCAGCGTCCACGCCCGTCGCTGCCGCGACCTTCGCTCGCATCGCCTCGGCCTCCATCGCCGCAGCTCGCGCCTCAGCCTTCGCTGCTGCTTCCTGCGCCTTCTGCCA